AGGCGCTGACGCCTGCGCCGGTCTTGGTGGGGTCTTTCAGCAGCTCACCTTCAATGTCGAGCGTTGTGAAGCCTTTGTTGATCAGGCTCAATTGCTTGGTCACGCCTTGGCTCACGCGCCACATGTCGACCACGTTGGGCTTGCCGCTTTCGACCTCGTTCAAACCGGCGAAGCGGATGTACAGCTCGGGCGTGGCAGCGGTGAGCGCCTCCACCACCACCTGGTCGGCGTGGCTGTAGCTCACCCACAGATTGTCGGCCGCCACAATGCCGGGCGCAGCGGGCAACAGCCAAATGCCTTCGGGGCGCAGCTCGTAATTGCCGGCCTCGGGCACCGTGGTGGCGCCCACGGCGGTGGCGCCTTTCTTCACCACCAAGGCGGTCACGCCGCTGTGGGGCAGCGGGATCAGCGAGCCCAGCGTGGCGGTGTAGGGCGCATCGACCACGGTGCCCGCGTCTTGCGGCGACACGGTGGCGCGCAACGCCCGAGACAGGTTGACGACGTTCAGGTCGGCGAGCTTGGCCTTGAACATCACGCCGGTGATGCGGCGCAGCTCGGCATGGGTGCCCCCGCCCATGGCGGTCATGTCTTCCTGTTTCTCAACGCTCTCGGTTTGTTCGGTGCTGGCCTCCAGCACGTTTCCCATGGGCAGCAGCACGGTGCTGCCAAACACAGCGGCGTAGAACTGGCCCACGCGGGCAACGGGGCGGTAGGTGCGTTTGATGATGTCGGTGGCGGCCATGGTGTTTGGTCTCAGTCTTGGTTGAGGGGAGGCTTGCGGAAATGCGTGACCGCTTGAATGGCGGTGGGGAAATAGGTGTACGGCGCGGCGTAGCTGGGCGATGGCGGCGTGATCAGCGTGAGCGTGTCGGCCGCACCAAGCACCACGGCACCGGCCAGCGCCAGCGCCACGGTGGCGGCGAGCTGGCCGGCGTTTTGTCGGCCGGCCGCACCGCTCTTCACCTGCGCGGCGTTTTTGACCACGGCGACTGCGTACCAGGTGTGTTGCAAGCGCCAGGCGGTGCCAATGTCTTGCTCAATGCGGTAACCGCCGTAGACCAAGTGCACCGCTGGCGTGAGCTGGCGGGCCTCGGCCACGTCGCCCAGATCGGCGGCGGTCAACACATGCACCGCTGGGCTCATGCCCGCCACGGCTGTTTTGAGCAGCGCCACCAGGCGCGGCTCCAGCGCCATGAAGTCGGCCGCTTCGCTTGCGGTCATGCCTGCTGTGCTCATTTACCGATACCCCGCCAGGTCGCTGTCGCTCATGCTGCGCGGGCTGAAGCCGTGGAACACCTCGGCGGTGCCGGGCTCGGTGCCCTGCACCAGGGCACCCGGCAAGCCACCCCAAGGGCAGCTGAGCGTGGCCTTGCCCTCGCCAATCGCCTCCAGCTCTTTGGTGGCAGCCTTGTAGCGCAGGTACACCTCGCTCTCGGGGGCGAAGTCGCGCCAGAGGTAGTAGCGCGCCACGTCGGCCACGATGCGGCTGAGCTGGGGCGGTGCCACCAGGGCGGTGGCTTGCGGGTTGCCCGCGGTGGGCGTGGGCTTCACGCAACCGGTGAGCGGCAGGCGGTAGACCCGGCCCACAAAGCTGTCGGCGTAGGCCTGCGCGTCTTCAATCGCTCGCTGCACCTTGGCCGTTTGCACAGCCTGCAAATCGGGGTCGGTGAGCTGCACCATCTCGGCCTCGCCGAAGCGGTCGATCAGGTCTTGCGGGCTGGCGTAGTTCATGGGCCGGTGGCTTGGCTGGGTGCTGCGGTGGGATCAGCCGCTTACGCGTGGGTGTGCTGCAGCAGCTGCACTTCGATCAGCTGGCCGGTGGCAATGGCTGCACCCAGGGCGCGGCCGCAGTGGTCGGCGAGCGTGCCCGCGATGGCGCGGCCCGTGGCGTCTGACTTCACGAGCGCGCCGAATGCGATGGCGCCGCCGGCTTCGACCAACGCGCTGTAGTCGGTCACCAGGTTCAGCGCATCGCCCACTGCGGCGTTGCTCTCGCTCACGCCCTGCACGGCTTTGGCGCCGCCCTCGTTGGTGGGGTAGCCGCCATCAAAGGCGACAAAGCGGGCGTCGGCAATCGCGACCTGCGCGACGATGGTCACGCCGTGGGTTTTGTCGTACTGGCGGCCGGTGTTGTTTTGTGCGGGCATGGTTGGTTCCTGTGGTGGGCGGGGCGCTTACTTGCGCGCGCCCTTGGTGGCTGGGGCGGGGGCTTTGGCTTCGGGCTCAGCAGCGTCGGTGGTCGAGGCCTGCGCCTGCTGCACCGCCTCACGCATGGCGGCGAACTCGGCCGCAGCGGCGTCCTGCTCGCCCGCTGCTGCCTTTTCTGCGGCGGCGGTGGTAGCTGGGTTCTCAGCGGCACCCGACTGCACCAGCTCGCGCTGGTCGTGCTCGGGCAGCTCGGGCAGCTCTTCGCCCGGCTGGATGATGGTGCGCACCCCGTCCAGCAGGACGGCGGTGGCAACGACGGCAATGAGTTTCATACGGGAAATTCCTTGGGTGGGTGGTGTCTGTTTCAGGGTGCCGCGCAACCGGCTTTGCCGGCTCGCCAGCGCCGCCCCCTGGGGGGTGACGCGAAGCGGCGCGGGGGGCCCCGTTACTTCGGATTCGTGAAGAGGAAACCGGCGGTGTTGTAGGCCACGTTCGGGCGGCGCTCGTAGGTGGCGCCGTAGATCCAGCTCTTGCTGCCGTTCTCGTAGTAAGGCGTCTCCGCGAACGGGTGGCCTTCGATCACGTTGGTGAAGCCAAAGCCCGGCTCGGCCAGGCTGATGCTGCCGGCGCTGCCACCGATGTTGGGCACATAGGCCAGCACCGCGTTGTTGCCCCAAACGTCGCGGCCGGTGTCGGTCTCGTCGATCCACACCGCGTCGCCCATTTCGATGTTTGCCACGCCCAAGATGCCCTTGAGCTGGTCCATCGTGGCCGGGCCCATTTGGGTGCTGGGCAGGTAGCCACGCACTTCCGCGTTGGTGATCAGCGCGCTGGCCGCGTCGGCACTGAGCGTGAGCATGTTGGGGCGCTTGCCGATCTTTTTGCGGATCGTGTCGCTGGCCGCGCGGATGTCGGTCACCGGGGTGCCGGTGGCCGCGCTCCACTTGGTGCCCCCCGCCAGCGCCAGCACGTGGCCAGCGGCGTAGCTGCCGGCCGTGCTGGCCAGCGTGGCCACTTCAATTTCGTAGTCGAGCGCCAAGATGTCGCTCGCGGTCGTCATCGCGATGCGGCTGATGTCGAGGTAGTTGCCCACGTTGAGCTTGCGGCTCTCGTCGGCTTCGCGCAGCAGCTCGCGGGGCAGCGGCACGTCAACCGCGTACTGGTCCACCGAGTAGGTGGTGCCCTCGAACTTGATGTTCACGCGCTTGGTGGCGCTGCCGGGTGCGCGGCGCAGGTTGTAGCGGCGCAGGCGCTCGTCGCCCAGCTTGGCCAGCTGCACGCTGGAGAGCGCTTGGGGCAGGCGCGGAAAGAGCTTTTCAGCCACCATCATTCCCTGCCCCATGCCCAGCAGCAGGCTGGTGAGGATCGGGTTTTGATTCAGGCGGATTTGGGCGGGGGTCATCATGGTGATGCGTCCTTGGGGTTACGTGGTTGGGGCCGAATCAGCTGGTGAAGCTGGCGGTGACGGCGCCCAGCGCCTCGGCGTAGTCCACCTTGTGCGTGCGGCTGTAGGCGCGCGCAGCGGTGTCGATCTCGGCGTCGGTCTTGCCGCGTGCGCTGCCGGGCTGGATCTGCGCAGCGCCTTTGCCCGGCGCGAATTCACCGAAGCTCACAGCGGTGGGCGCAGCAGCCAGCAGGCCTTGGAAAAACTGCAGCGGGCTCACCTTGCGGGTGGTGTCGCCCTCGGCGAACTCAACGGGCTGCGCGTCGGCCAGGGCTTCCTGGGTCGCAATGGCCATGGCCTTGTCTTTGGGCAGCAACACACCAGCGCTCACCTGCGCTTCAGCGAACGACACGAAACCGGCCTTGCGGTCGGCCCGGGCCTGCTCGGCAAAGCTGGCGGCGGTGGCCTCTGCGGTGGCGGCTTTTTTGATCGCGTCGGCAGCGTCGGCGGTGGCCTGGGCAGCGGTGGCGTTGGCGGCCTTCAGCTGGGCTTGCGCGTCGTCCAGTTGGGCCTGCAGTTCTTTGCTCATGTCAGTGGGTTCCTGTGGGGTTGGTTCGGGGTCGGCGGTAACGGGTTCAGAAAAAGAGACGGCGCCGCCGGCGTCGTCCTCAGAAAACGCGATGTCCTTCAGCCCGGCAATGGCCGGTGGCTGCGCACCCAGAAACGCCACATGGCGCAGGTACCACTGGCCGGGCGTTGGGTTGTTGGGGGCGTGCGGTGTGTAGAAACTGGCGCTGCGCTTTTTGAAGCGGCCCGCACTCACCATCTCGGCAAACTGCGGTTCAACCTGGTGGGGCGTGATGGCCAGCGCACCGCTGGCAGCGCGGGCCACAGACTTCACCCAGCCGTAAGCGGGCAGGTTGTCTTTGGGGTGGCCCACGGTGAGCGGGGCTTCGCGCAGGGCGGGGTTGTAGCTGGCGG